AGATGCAACACAAATATTGCTAAAGTATGTATTTGATCTTAACAATTCAACAACTCGTTCAGCGGCAACTTCTGATATAACTCTACTCATTGAGACAAATTATAATCAATATTTGGATCCAACTTATACTCAGGTTGTATGTGACAGCACAAATAATACCGATAATTCTTCAATTTTGAATGCTGATGTTACAATTAAACCAATTATTGCAACATCAGAATTTACAATTAACGTTTCCGTAGAATCCTCAACATAATAAATGCCAGCATCACCATACAATTCCATAAAAGCATTTAAAACCGCTTTCAACGGCGGAACACGCTCTAATAGATTTGAAGTAGTATCTACTAGTGGATGGCCCAGCAGGGTTGGTACTGTAGATATTGCCAAATCAAAATTAAAAATACATGCCACAACAATGCCCAAATCCGATTTGGGTCAAATTGGTATTGGATATAGAGGAAGAATATTCAGCATGGCTGGCGACAGATCTTATTCTGTTTGGCCAATTCAGATGTATGATGATAGTGGAAACAATAATCTATGGGTTGCTTTTAATAAATGGAAAGAATTGATGGATGGTCACGTAACCCATACAGTTGATGGAGATAATTTTTCTTATTCAAGATTACAAAAAACTTGGGTTTTAAATCAATTAGGTTTAAATGGAGACGTTATAAGAACATTTAAACTTGTAAACTGCTGGCCAAGTCAAATAGGTGGAATTTTACTTGATATGAATTCTGTAGACGTAGTGACATTTCCTGTAACATTAACTTTTGATTATTTTGAAATAACAAAGGGGCTTTAATAATGTCAATTAAAATCACTATTTCGGATTTTAAAAAAGCTTTTAACGGAGGTTCTCGTTCTAATCGCTTTGTTGTTGAAGGTAAAATTCCTTTTGTTAATAAACCTATTACAAAATTTCATATCAAAACAACAGCATTGCCTTCTCTTTCTTCACAAACAACAGAATACAATTTTTTTGGTAGAAGAGCTTATTATCCAAATGAATCAAGTTATCAAACTTGGTCTTTAAAAGTTTTAGATGATACTGGTGCAAATGAAGATTTATGGAAAATGTTTAATGTTTGGAGTAATAGAATAAACAACCATCTTAGCAATAAATCTTCAATACTAACAAAAAATTCAGATTATAAAGCGTATAATTGGAAAATTAAACATTTAAATTTAAATGGTGATGAATCGAATCCTTTAAAAACAGTTATTCTACAAGGGTGCTGGCCAAAATCTGTCATGCCAATGGGCTTTAACATGGCGAATACTAATGCACTAAATGATTTTGATGTGGTCTTTGTGTATGACTATATTGAGATTCCAGGGGTTACAAAGCGATTATAAGTATAAGGGAGACTCATGGAAATCGATCTTTTTGGCTTTCAATTCGGTAAAAACAAAGAAACTAAAGTAGAAAAGCTAGATAAAGCTCTACAGAAGTTTACTGCACCAGAAACTTTTGATGGTACTGTTACCATAGAAGCTGGTGGTTATTTTGGTTCTGCTATTGACTTTACTGGCACACTGAAAGATGAAACAAGTTCTGTAATTCAATACAGAAACATGTCTGTGTATCCCGAAGTTGACAATGCAATTGAAGAAATTGTAAATGCTGCAATCGTATTGGGTACAGATATTCGTCCTGTCAAATTGGATCTACACAATTTACCAATCTCGGATCCAATTAAATTAAAAATTTATAAAGAATTTGATACCATAATTCATCTATTAGATTTTAATCATAGAGCATATGAAATTTTTAGAAGATGGTATATTGATTCAAAAATATTTTATAACATTATTATCGATAAAGATCGTCCTCAAGATGGTATAAAAGATATTCTTCCTATTGATCCTTTAAAAATAAAAAAGGTAAGAAAAATCAAAAAAGAACAAGAAAGAACCACAACAGGATCTGTTTCTTTGATTAAAGAAATGGAAGAGTACTATCAATATACTGATTCTGATAAAGAATCTTTTCTATTGACTGGACCAGGTGGCATTCACCTTTCATTAGATAGCGTTGTATATGTGCCATCGGGACTTATTGATTTAAACTCTAAGAGAGTACTGGGGTATCTGCATAAAGCCGTTAGACCATTAAATATGCTTAGACAACTAGAAGATGCTCTTCTAGTTTACCGCGTAGCCCGTGCCCCAGAACGCAGAGTGTTCTATGTTGACGTTGGTCAGCTTCCAAAACAAAAAGCAGAACAGTACATGCGAGATATGATGAGTCGATTTAGAAATCGTGTCATCTATAACCAAAGCACTGGCGAGATTCGTGATGAAAGAAATCATCTTTCCGTACTTGAAGATTATTGGTTACCCCGCCGCGAAGGTTCTCAAGGCACTCAAATTACAACTCTTCCCGGTGGTAATGCAATGTCTCAAATTGAAGACGTTGATTACTTCAAGAAAAAACTTTACAATTCTTTAAATGTTCCACTAAACCGTTTGGCAGCAGATCAAAGTGGTTTTAATATGGGACGTTCTGTAGAAATAACTCGTGAAGAAGTTAAGTTCTACAAATTTATTGATAGACTTCGCCATCATTTTTCTAAGATGTTCTTGGATTTCTTAAGAGTACAGCTACTTCTTAAAGGTATCATGACCGAACAAGATTGGGCTGCACTTAAACAAGATATAAAAATTGTTTATAACTCAGACAATTATTTCTGGGATCTAAAAGAAGCAGAAATTATGGCAGAACGCATTAAGATGCTTTCTTTCATTGAACCATATAAAGATAAATATTTTTCAACAGATTATATTCGTCGTAAGATTCTACATCAAACAGAAGAAGAAATCAGGCTAATTGATATTCAAATTAGAGAAGACAAAGAGAAACTTCAACAAGAGCAAATGGCACTAATGGCTCAGCAACAATTGATGCAACAACAAGGAATGGGACCAGCTCCAGAGCAACAGCAGGAACAACCCCAATGAAGAATATCAGTAATATGATTTTAAAAAGTGGATTAGTATCTCTCATTTATGAAAATGATTTGGCTTTTAAGAAAAGTTTGACAAACTCTTTATCATTGAAACTAAATGAAGCTATTAAGACTGTTGATAAAAATATTAAAAATACTGTAATGGTACAAAATTCAAAAAGCACAGAAGCTTCAAAAGACCTGCAATACTTTGTAGAATTTGTTCAAAATTATGATTCTAACATTAAGAATAAATTTAAATTTAAAAATCAAAGTATCATAAATATAACTGAAGCTGAATTAAATTCATTAAAAAGTTTATTTAATGTTTTAAACGCAGACAACAGAAAAACAATGGTGCAGGAAATTTTAGAATCACCCGCAGCATTAAAAAGAAACATAGAATTTTACCAAAAGACCAAAGGCCTAATACAATGAAAGACAAGATTCAAAATTTAATTAAAAATGTGATTGAAGAAAATGCTGTTCGTGCAAAGGAACAAGCAAATAAAGCATTATATGAAAAAGTCGGCAACCGTTTAAAGAATGAATACATCAATGTATCTCGTAGACTTTTTACTGGCCTTAATGAAAATATGAGTGGTTTGGCACAAGCTGACGTTAGCATGATGGCCCCTCCAGGTGGCCCCGCCCAAGGTCAACCAGGTCAAGGACAAGGAAGTGGAGGCAATGTTGCCCCAGAAGCTCCAGATCCAGGTCCTGCTCCAATAAAACCAGTAAGAGGCGATTATCCCGCTGGACCTGTTGGTGATCGGGAATTTTCAAAAGCACTGGATAAATATTATAAAGATCAACAAGCATGGAAAGTAGCAAAAAAAGCTTTTGATGATTGGAGAAGAACTAGAAATAATGAAAGACCCGGTGGCGGACAAGATATGCCTGAACGCAGAAAGAAAAACAAATAACTTTTAATAAAAAGAATTAAAAATGAAACTAATCACAGAACTAACAGAAGACATCAAGTACATTAAAGAAAATGTAGGCAATGGAGACAAAAATTACTTCATTGAAGGCGTTTTCATGCAGTCTGATGTA